TAAGAATTAGGTATCTTAATATATTCTAAACGAAGTCTGACCTAATGTCTCTGGTTTTGCAAGGTTAAATTGTTGCAGACAAAGATAACCAAAAGCATCAAATGCGTGATCAACCCCTAAATTTTTATTAGGAAGTCCAGTATTTGGTGCATAAGTAAGAGTTCTTAGTGATTTTATTAATTCTTTACAACGAGGATGTATTAAAGTTCTTCGATCTCCATTGGCATCATATAAAGCAGTATTAACAGCAGTAATCTTATCTCGTATTTTCCAAGGACTTCTAGGACTCATAACAGTAAAACCACTGCGTCTAAGAATACTGTGGTCTGTTGAGCCCACTCCACTTGTCTTTCTTGCATTACCAGTAGGGTCAGGACAAGCAATAACTCTTCGATCCACCCCATATCTTCTCGTAACTTCTTCAGCAAAATCCCAAGTTGTAGCTCCACCCGTCAACATAATCTCATCAAACACATAAAGAGTATCATTATGCTTAACAGCACAGACTCCAGCCATCGGATCTACGTTAAAATCTAACCCCAACAACAATGGCAGCATATGTAAGTCTTGCACTTCCTTATCAATATTGTCATCGCTGAAGCTAACAGCAACTAAACCAGTAAGATTTTCAAAACTAGCTTCAAATTCCTGTCTGAATGTTCTCGCATCTAACTGTTCTCTAGCAGCTTCTACTTCTTCTGGTGCAACATTTCCTCCCTCAATCGTAGTAAAACTCCATCTTTTCCAATCATCCCACTCCTGTTCACCACAGAAGCACCACATATCATAAAACCAACTGGCAGTGCCATCAGGAGTACTAATAAACAAAGCCCACCCCTGTTTATCCGCTAGAGCAGGTCTAATTACTTCTGCCCATACATCTCGATCCATAAAGGCTGCTTCATCCAATACAACCCCTGCTAGGCTTCTACCCCTCAATGCCATCGCATTTTCAGTACCCTTTAACTCAATAGTTGATCCATTAATCAACTCCAACCTTAAATCTGTTTCATTTTTACTCTGTACCCAAACTTTAGGTACTAACCTCTTTAATTCTTTCCACGCAATATCCTTTGCCATCCGATAAGTAGGAGCACAATAAAAATAAGTCTCCCCAGGTCGATTGATAGCTCCTCTGAGCAGTTCAATACAGGATAAATATGATTTCCCAAACCTTCTTCCTGCAACCAACACCCGAAATCTCTTATCACTGTTAAATACCTCTCCTTGTGCGTATCTTAAACTGATTTCTGGTTTGTTTTTTACCGCCATACACTTAAAAATAACAGAAATTTCAATCTATACCCCCTCTTTATAGCCTATTTCAGCATTTTTAGGTTATTATTTCAATAAATACACCTTGCAAGTAAGTCCGTGGCTTCTTCTACTTTTCCTAACGATATAACTCCTCCTGTCGCTCAAGCTAATAAACGTGGTAGACCTAGATTTGTAGCTCGCTCTACAGCAGAAAAAGTTCAAGAACGTGCTCAACGTCTTTACTCAAGACAACTTGATGGTAAAACAACTCGTCAACTTGTAATCGAACACTCTAAAATTGAACAAATTTCAATAACAACAGCTTGGGAAGATTGGGGTAGAGTAAAACATTGGAATACTGAAGATTGGGATAAAGATAGAGAAAATATGCTACCTCGTCTTCAAGCAATGAGAGTACGTCTATTCAATAAAGCTATATCAAAAGGTCAGCTACAAACAGCAGCACAGATCCTAGACTCTCTAGGCAAAGTAATAGGTGAATCCGTAGAGACAGTAAACATCCAAGCTCCAGAACTTTCAATCAAAGTTGAGTCGAAGTAACGAAGATTTCGGATATATATTTAAGTTCCGAGGGGATGGCCATATATCAAAAATTTTTACTACCCTCCCCCTATACGCTCTAAGGTGCCTGTGTGCCTCTGTAATAGCAGTCTAATAGCATTTAGGTATGATAGTACCTTCAAAAATTTGGCCTGTCTGAAGCGATCCTCAGTGGACTTTGTAATATTTGTAATATATGTTGCTTAGATATCAGAGTTATGGTAATATGCTATTAGGTTGAAAAATGGGCAAGTACTATTGCCAATTTTTGAGCTTACGTTTTTAGAAATCCGTTACCAGAGAATCAAGTTTAAAAATTTGTGTATCTGGAAACAACAAAAGGAAATCTAAAAATAGAATCTAGAAAATTTACCTTCCTTCCTTATGACTAAGTCAAAAACAATCTTAGGGATTGTATTCATTTCGGGCGGTAGTTCATGGGCTACAGCTGAATTGACAGAAGAAGTAACTCTTGAAGTTATCGCTTCCAGAGCTGCTAAGAATACAAAAAGATCATGGAAGCATATGTTCAAGTTCAAACCTGAATATATTTGTCCAGTGCATCTTTATGATGTTTCAAAAGCTCACGGTTGGAACTGTGAGAAAATAGGCGAAATAATGCCTATTTTAAAATCAGGTAAACTTGGCAAGAAACCTTGCAAGTTTATTAAAACAATAAACGTAGTTTTATAACTACGTTTTTATTCCTTCCTTTTTACCTTCCAAAAAAAATGTTAGAGAATCAAACAATCGAATTTTATTTCGAGACTAACTATCAGGAAAGAATGTATCTAAAAAATCCTCGAGATTTTTGGATATATTCCTTAACTGGCTGTAAATCAATTACAGAATATCATCGTTCAGTATTAGAAGATGCTGGCGTTAAATTTATTCAAACATTTAAGGAGAATTAAAATGTTTTTAACAATTCTATTTCTAGAAATAATTATTTCTGGTTACTTTTTAAAAATAATTTCTGATTAAAAAGATGAGAACTAAATTATTATTAATTGCATTCTTATTACTAAGTTGGCAATCATACGCGATTATCTCAACTTTATATAGTCGGCTTGATGCTAGAGCCAATCAGATTGAGACATTAATTCAGAGGTTAGACAATGAAATCTAATTATCTGGAGTTAAAATTATTTCTTAATTTATCAGATGCTGAAGTTGCTGAAGTCCTCGAAAATATCGAGGGCTTACAGCACATAGAAACCTTCAGAGAATTAAAAGAAGAAATAATTAAAAAATACGATTCTCAAAAAACTTTATCTCTTTAAAAAATGAAAAAATTAAATCACGAATTTAAAAAAATTATTTTCACAATCGATTGTGATTATGAGGAATTAGTTGACGGTATCGGCCTAGATTATTCTAGGTCGGGCACTGATTTAAAAATTACTCAATTTATAGAATCAGAAAATTTAAAAGATTACTACGATGATAATCCCGAATATTTCTGTGCTAATGTTTTAAACTGGACACTAGCAGAAACATGTTCAGAATTTAAAATATATAATCCTACCGACCGGGATTATGCAAAATATGAGATAGGGATCAACCCTAGATAACTAACTAAGTACCCGGATAAGCTCCGGGTATTTTTTTTTCATTTTTTTTTTTTTTTTTTTTTTTTTTTTTTTTTTTTTTTCTAAAAAAATTTTTTAACTAGGTTAATAAACTGAATGCAAAAATTGAATGCAAAAATTGAATGCAAAAATTGAATGCAATTTTTATATATATTTTTTAAGACATACTTTCACATACATAGACATATATATTAAAATATGATAGTAAACTATTTTTTAAAAATTTCTAATGAAATTATTAACAAAAGCACTTCTTAAAAAACTCCCAAATATTGGGGATAATGAAAAAAACAACAGAGAACACATAGCACACGTTAAGTTGTTCGGCGGTTCTTGTTGGTCTTGGTTTATTAGTGAATATAACCCAGATACAAAACTATGTTTTGGGTATGTTGAAGGTTTAGATAACGAACTAGGATTTTTTTCATTAACTGAATTAGAAGAATTAGAGTTCCCTCCTTTTGGTTTACCAGTAGAGAGAGACATCTTATTTGAAAGTACACCAATTAAGGAGCTAATGAACTAATGAATTTTTTAACCTTACTACCTGCATATGGCCGAGACTATAAAACAAAAAAATCTATCATTAATGATTTAAACTCATTAAAGGATTTTATTGTTTCACATAGTGGGCAATACATTAATAAACAACAATTCAACGAACTAGGCATAACTTCTTTTAATGTTCGATATAGTCAGCAGAGAAAAGTAACAAATATAAAAATAGGAGATTTAAAAAAATGAAATATCAAATAAAAAACTTAGATTTGTACGATATACGAACAGTTGATATTGATTATTTAAAAAAAATAATTAATGAAAAAACTACAGATAGAAATATTGTAAAATTAGCACAACAAGAAATAAAAAAAAGAAATATTAGGCGACCTATTAATTAATACTTTCATTTAGGGATCATTAAAACTGATCCTTAAATAAAAGTATTTTTTAAATACTTTTAACCTTCCAATTTTTTATTAATCATTATGAATGAACTCTTAAAAATGTCAAAAGGTAATAAAAAATTAAAATCAACTTTAATTTTTGATTTACCTAGTGGCCATACTTGCCCGATGGCTAATGAATGCAAAAGCTATGTAGTAATGAATGCTAATGGCAAGACTAGTTTAAAAGATGGCGAAAATAGTATTTTTCGATGTTATGCAGCAAGCCAAGAGAATCAATATCCAAATGTTTATAAAGCTAGAAAATACAATTTAGATTTAATTAAAAAAACTCTAGACAATGACTATGCAATACCACTTAAAACTATTAAATTAATTCAAGATTCAATAAAAAAACATATAACAAAAAATATAGATAAAGTTAGAATACATTCTAGTGGTGACTTTTTTAATGGGCAATATCTTAGAGCGTGGTTGACAGTAACTAGACTTAATCCACAACTTAAATTTTATTGTTATTCTAAGTCCTTGCACTTGTTTGGAACAAATATATCTATTCCAGAGAACTTTTTTTTAACTGCTTCAATGGGTGGCAAGCGTGACGATTTAATACATAAGGGATATTTTAAAAGATGGGCAATAGTTGTTAATAGTGAAGCTGAAGCAATAAAAAAAGGTATTGAACATATAGGCAAGCCGTATGAAATAGATAAAGACGACTCACATTGTTTTAAAGCTGATCCTTTTGCATTATTAATACATGGAACACAAAAAAAGGGATATTTTAAAAATTTAAAATAATTTATTTAATTTTTAAAAAGTAAAAAATTAAAAATTGAAATAAAAAATCAAAATCCTGGAATTTTTGTTTTTGACTTGAATGCTTTGAATGCATGAATGCTTGAATGTCTGAATCTGAAAATTCTGAATGTTCGTGAATGAAATGTTTAACTCTCGACATATTAATGAATAGTTTACTAATATATGATATCATAAATATTACATTCTTATATAAAAAATCATGAATGAATCAAAAAATTCAATTAATTTACCAAAAATGATTAAAAAAGGTAATGCTTGGTATTCTTATTTACGACTAGAAGATTACGTTATTAAATTAGGTGGTGTTGATTCTGTTGGATATTCTTGGCTAACTGAACATATGTCAGAAACAGTTGCCAAATACGAAATCGAAAGTTATTTAATGAAAGGATGGAAATAATGGATAAAAAACTTAAAAAACAAATTTATAAAAAATTACAGAATTCAGTTCTTACCATACTTGTTTGGAATAAAGATTTACCAGAACAGGTAGGTAACTTAAAAGTAAGACTAACAGAATATGAAATAAGTAAACTAAAAGATATTTGTTATTTTATTCAAAATAAAAAATTGTGGAGATAAAAATGAATATTGAACAAAAAGTTAGAGTTTTACTGAATATTCTTTCAGCACTTTGTGAATTAGCAGAAAGGGATGCTACTTTCTTTTTACCTCAAAAAGGTAATGAAATAGATTACGAAGAATCAATTAGATATTTAGTTAGAGAGATACAAATTACTAGTAGGAGAATTGATACATGACAAATAAGAATCCTCATAAAGAAGAGATAGTTGAAAGGATTAAAGAGTTAATTAGAGAAGGTAAACCTAAAGATTACATAATGGATAAAATTAAAAAAGAATTTAAAGGTTTAGTTAATCCAACTACACCTTACGAATGGTGGAAAGTTATTATTAAAGATCAAGATATTAAAGAATGGGAGAAAGAAAATAAACAGAAAATTTTAAGTCATTATGATCATAAAAGAAATGCAAAAATAGAAATGTATTATTGGACTTATTACAGATATAAAAAACAATTATATAAGTTTGAAACAGAACAAATTGAAGATCCAGATTTACTAAAAGATATTTATAACTTACAAGATAGATTACAAACTAATTATTTAAAAAAGGTAGAATAATTTACTGGCATTAATTAATTAAGTAAGTCCAGTACTTTCCAAAAACGAAAATTCGGTAACGAAAATTATGGCCAAGTATTTTAAATTAACTGTATCGTCAATGACGATGCACAATTTATACATCAGAACACCTGATGATATAAATGAAGATGACATTCATCGTAACTTCAGAAAATTTGATGGTGGTATGTTTACTACCGATGATGATGGAGATTGGGAATATTCCAGTACTGAAGAAATAGATAAAGAAAATTTTTTAGAAGAAAGTTGTCAATGTAATTGGGAGGATAGATATGTCTAGTGATTTAAATTGGACTAAAACTGGTATTTATTATTATGTTGTGGTAGCTAGAGAAGAGTATAAAGAAGAAGAAGTTTTATACTTTCAAGGTAATTATTCTTCTAAAGAATTAGAAGAACTTGCAACTGAACACGTTAGAAAAAATACAATTATGGAATATGAAAATATTGAAGATTGTTATGTACATATAGATTTTATTTTTAAATCAGAAACACCTATTAAATGGATTTATGACTGACTCATTTATGCACAAACATCAGGCTTCACTCGATAGTCAAAGAGAAGAAGCTGAAATTAACTGGTTATTTCCAGTAGATGATGAAGAAGAAGAAGTAGAAGATAAAGACTTTCCTTATGAAGAAGATTATGAAGAATTTATTGTTTAGCTTCTTTTAAAAATCGGTGTATTGCCTCTCTAATTAAAAAACCAACTGACATGCCAGAACGTGTCAGTTTTTTTAATTCGTCATATTCCTGTGAATCGACACTTACACTTATTCGTTTTAGCTTTTCTACTGTCATAATGAATGGCAAACTTATACCATAATACTAGCACATGGATATTTTTCAACTATGAATGGCAACTAAAAGAAAAAGAAAAGAAGCAAAAGAAAAAGAAATATAATATAAATAAATAAATTTATAATAAATATATAAATAATATTATATATATA